TGTTTCTGGTCGGATTTGAGGAAGGCATCATTCCGAGCGGCAAGGCCGACACGTCCGTTGAGGAAGAACGTCGGCTTGCATACGTGGGATTCACGCGCGCCTCCAGCCGCCTCTGGATCAGCTCCTGTGAAGCCAGGCCGCAATCGAGGGGCGCAAATATGCCAGCCGGGCCGATGCAGCCGCGCGAGGCCAGTCGCTTTATTTCAGAGGCAGGACTTTAATTTTATGAGTGACATTAAAGAAACACAGTTAAACCTCAAGCTCCGTTCCGACCTGCTGACGGCGCACGCCGACTTCGAGAAGTTCGAGGCCCGGATGCGGAAGCTGTTCGACAAGCGGATGGATGACCTGCAAGCCGAGTGCCGCGCCGAAGCCCAGAAGTTTCAAGGTGGCAAGTGGATGGATTTCTGGCAGGACTTCGACGAGCTGGAATGGTGGTCTCGCTATGGAGATTCTGCGATGGAAAACACACCGTTCATGGAAAGTGTCGCTAGGAACCTGAACAACTGGATTCTGAATGACGACAACATAAACCTGAAATCGAAATGAATTTTCACATCACCCCGCAAGTAGCGAATCAGCAACGGCCACGGCTGGCATCGGAGGGCGCTTATGCCGCGCCTGATAGCCGGGACAATGCTCGCGACGATCTGCGGGGTGATGTTGACTCACAATGAAAACTCTCTACGAAATCCTCGGCATCCGGCGCACCGCGACGCCGGAGCAAATCACCAAAGCCTACCGCAAGTTAGCCGTCAAGTATCATCCCGACGTGGCGAAAGGCGACCCGGAAGCCGCGACCAAAAAGTTCCATGAGATGCAGGAAGCCTACGACGTGCTGTCCGATCCCGAACGCCGGAAACTTTACGACGAGACCGGCAGCACCGTGCCGCCGGGACGGAAGCAGGATGCCGTGATGCTGTCGCTCCTCGACCTCCAGCGCCGCGTGATGGAAGCGGCCGAGCACATGCTGTCTGACTTGGACGTGTTCGACGCCATGCGCGCTCAAATCAAAAAAGGACTGGCCGGGCATCTGGACTCCCAGCGGCAGAACGAGAAACGCGCGCACCGTTTCCGGCTGGCTGCCGGCCGCATGATGCCGGAGACCGACAACCCGTTCCGGGAAGCCGCGTTGCACATGGCGCAACAGGCGGAGGAGCGGGCGAAGACAATTGACCTGGAGTTCGGCATCCACCGGGACGCGCTGGCGGCGCTGGAACGATTCTCGATGCGCCAGGAGCCGGAAACCGGCAGCATGTTCAGGCCGTCATTGCAGTGGAATTGGGGCAGAACCTGAAAAACACTTGACAGTAAACCGCTTTACTGTATTATGGAGGAATGAATGAAGAACAAAGCAGCATCACAACTCGGTCGGATGGCCAAAGGAATCCCGAAAACTTTGTCACAACAGGAGCGGGAACGCCGCCGCCAATCTCTAGCAAAGGCAAGGAAAAAAAGGTGGAACCAACCTTCTGCATCTGTAGAAAGTGCGGGAAAAGTTTCAGGATTTCACCATCAAGAAAGGGGAAAATTAAGTCTTGCTCAAGGAAGTGCAGCTATAAAAACACTTTCAGAAACTGCCTGACTTGCGGAAAGAAAATGTGGGTCTATCCGTCACGAACAAAGAAGAATTTTTGCAGCAAAAAATGCTACTATAAAAGCCGTGAAGATAGAGTTGAAAGAAAGTGTGGATGCTGCGGGAAAACATTATCAGTTTTCCCAAGCGTGGCAGCGCGGCACAATCAGGTTTTCTGTGATGAAGTTTGCAAAAAGAAAAATCAGCGTGGTTTTTTCCACCCTCAATTTAAGCATGGATATTATTGTGAAAACACTCCGTGGTATGGGAAGCAGTGGGACGAAGCCAGACAAAGAACCAGGGAGCGTGATAAGGTCTGCCAAGTATGCGGGAAAACCAAAGAGCAAAACGGAAGAAACTTGGACGTTCACCACAAAATTCCCTATGCGATTTTTGGTTCTGAAAAGCAAGATGTGGCGCATTCAGATTCTAACCTTGTCGCGCTTTGCCGAAGCTGCCATAAGAAAATTGAGCCGCCAGTCAGAAAGCCAACTCGTTTTATTTACAGATAGTCATGTTTGAAGAACGCGCATATCAGACCGCCGCTGCCGAATGGCTGGCATCCCGCCGCCGTGGCATCATCCAGATACCAGCCGGAGGCGGCAAGAGCCGCGTGGCAGCGATGGCTCTGGACATGGTTCTTAAAAAGAAAATTCGTTCTGAAAAAGTGAAGATAGGATGGATTGCGCCAAGTGTCGAAACTCGCAATCAAGGGATGGATGCTATTAACCAGTTCCCGCTTGTGGCTGCCCAAGATGTGAAAGTGTCGTGCGTTTATCCGGGTGTGGATTTCAGCGATAGGAACATACTTATTGTTGACGAGTGCAAGCACTCAATGGCACCTGTCTGGCTTAACATAATTAACCAATGCCCAAACAGATGGGGATTAGACGCGACGCCTTTTTTTGGAGATGAAGAAAGAGACAATGCTCTGTTGGCTCTTTATGACAACCAGATTCACACAGTAAATAGGTCTGTGGTTGGAAACAAGCTATCCAAGGCGGTCGTCGTGCTGCTGCCGGACACCGACGCCGGCCTCGACGTGCCGATTGACACCAAAGTCGAAAAGGATGTGCGCTGGCGCGAAAAGTATTTCATGGGCGGCGCGATTGGCCGTGCACAGCAGACGCTCTGGACGCTGCAACGCCGGCAACCGAGGCCGGACCAACTGATTGCCGCCGCCGAGGACACAGTGAAGCAACTCCGCCAGCGCCTCTGGGGTCAAGTTGCGTGGCAGACGTGCATTGACATCGGGATCGTCGAGAACCGCGCCAGGAACGCCGCCGCCGTCGCTACGGCACGCCGCCACGCGTCCGACTCCGTTCTGCTGCTGGTGAACAAGATCGAGCACGGCGAGGCCCTCTGCGGCCAGATACCGGGTGCCGTCATGTGCTTCTCAAAGATGGGCAAGAAGAAACGGCGCGAAGCCATCGAGGCGTTCAAGTCCGGCACCTTGAAATGCCTTGTTGCAACTTCCTTGGCGGATGAAGGAATGGATATTCCAATTGCTAACGTGCTGATTCTGGTGTCCGGCGGCCGGAGCACGGCGCGGACGGAACAGCGCACAGGCCGCGTGCTGCGTGTGGCACCTGGAAAGACTCATGGGCTGATATATGATTTTTCGGACACGTGGCACAGTTTGGCAGCGAAGCATAGCCGCCGCCGCGTCGAGATCTACCGTTCACTCGACTACAAAATTCAAGGTGAACTATGAAACAACCTGCTTGCCATCAAGGTGGAAACCGGCACGTGTGGATTCTCGGAAAATGTTTCAACTGCGGCCTGGTCCGCCGGAAACACATAGCTGCCACAAAAATCCAGAACCGCATCAAGGACGCCGCCAGCCGCGCCCGCCGCGCCCGCCGAAAGAATTTATGAAAAGACCAATGACTGACCCGCTTGATGAAAAAATCAACAAGCGCAACTCTTCAACCCGAATCGTCAACGACCGCCGAGTCGGCCGCCGCATGGCTATGGCGTGGTTCAGCCTCGTGGCGTTCGGCTTCCTCCTGGGCATCATCACCGGACACCTGCTGTTCGGTCGCTGAAATAAAATTATTCATTTCCAATCCGCGGCGACTTGTGGCATTGTAGCTGCGTCGCCGGGAACGGCGGCCGGGTTGGGAAGCCCGTGATGATACTGAACATGCAACAACAACGAACATTCAACGCACGCCTTGGCGACAACGGCTTCTTGCCTTCACCTCCTGAAGGATTCATGCCGCTTCCAACGTCGAGGCGTGCGTTGAGTTTTTGCATAACATGAAAATTGTAAAAATTCCATACTGGCAGCAACTACAAGATCCACGCTGGCAAAAGCGAAGGCTCGAAATCATGGCACGTGATAAGTTTACTTGCTGCCAATGCGCGAATGACGAGGAAACTCTAAACGTCCATCACAGGTGGTATATCGGCGGAAGGAAAGTTTGGGAATATCCTGATATTGCACTTGTGACTTTGTGTGAAGGATGCCACAGCGACGCAACCAAAGGCGCGCCGGTTTTTCTTTTTGAAGACGGAGTTGAATTTTTAGAAACCGAATTTCCATACAATCAAATAATGCTTGCGATGCACCAGTTCTGTGAAAGATACGGTGTCAACAAAGATGCAGTGTGGGAAGCATTTGCATTAGGACTGGAGTTTAACTCAATTGACAAGGAATCTTTGATTGCTTGGAGAAATCAGGCTAAAAAAGAACATGAGGATCACGGATCGGAACTGGAACTGAAGGAACTCGTAAAATCTAGTGAGGTTAAAATATGAGCATTCGAGCACTGGGCTGGGCATTTGAACAGGAGATTTTTCCGGCCACAAATAAGTTCGTTTTGGTCGCCATGGCGAACTTTGCATCCGACACCGGATCATCGTTTCCAGGTGTCGAAACCATCCGCCAAATCACTGGTTTAAGCGACAAAACAATCACAAACGCCTTGAAGACTTTGGAGGACTTAGAGTTCATCTGGGATACCGGGAAAAAGGCCGGTATTACTGGCAAAGTAAAGGTTTATCAGCTTCCGAATGATGCCTGTTCAATACCCCCCAAAAGGAGGGTATTAGAATCCGGTAGCAATCCGGTAGCAATACCGGAGGAATCCGGTAGCAATACCCCCTTTAAGGACATCCACCATATAGAGGAACCAGTAACCGGAACCAAAACCCCTACTTTCGAGGCGGACTTTGAGGCGTTCTGGAAATCGTATCCGCGCCATGTTAACAAATCGAAAGCCAAAGCCGCGCTGCTGAAGGCGCTGAAAAAGACAACACTCGAAACCATTCTGAAAAACCTTGCGAACCAGAAAAAAACCGACCAGTGGACGAAAGACAACGGCCAATTCATTCCACACCCGACGACGTGGCTGAACGGTGAGCGGTGGGAGGACGAAATCGCTACTGGTCCCGCTCCTCGTCCTGCAGGCATCCCGATGCAGGCCGAGGTGATTGCGTTGTGCAAGGAGAAGTGGCCGGAGGATCAGCGGAACGTGAACTGGGGGGCGTCGTTCTGGCGGCATTGGTCGGACGAGCGGCGGGAGTGGAAGCGGCATGGGATGCTGATTGACTGGAAAGTGGAATTGTCGAACCAAGTGAATCAATGGCGGAAGGCGGAACCGGAATGAGCATTGAATCTATCAGCGACCCGGTTGACCTGAAAAAGTCCCGGCGCCGCCGTGGCGACCGGGCGGCCGTGCTGGACCGGCTGCCACCGCACAGCATTGAGTGCGAACAGGGCGTGCTGGGCTGCGCGCTGCTGGATCCAAACCAGTGCGTCGGCGAGTGCATCGAGAAGCTCAAGGACGACGGCAAGATGGCGTTCTACGACCTGCGGCACCAGACGATTTACGAGACGCTGTCGGAGATGTTCAACGCGCGCACGCCGATTGACCTGATCACGGTGCAGCAGAACCTGAAGGACCGGCAGCTTTTGGATCAGGTGGGCGGCATCGCCTATTTGAGCCAGTTGCAGGACGCGGTGCCGAGCGCGGCGAATCTGGCCTACTACCTTGACCATGTCCGCGAAAAATATCTGCTGCGGAAACTCATCCAGACCTGCTCCGGCGTGGTGGGCAAAGTTTATGATTACGAGGGCGAGGTGGAGGCGCTGCTCGACGAAGTGGAAAAGGAAATTCACGACGTAAATAAAATCAGGAACCAAGGCCCTCTCGGTGACATGAGTTCGCTCGTCACGCAAGGCATCACGATTATCGAAGGAATGTTTCAGAGGCAAGGAAAAATCAGTGGCCTTGAAACCGGATTTGCCGATTTGGACAAGATGACGGACGGGTTGCACGGCGGCGAAATGATCATCGTGGCGGCGCGGCCTTCGATGGGCAAAACGTCGCTGGCGATGAACATCGCGGAGCACGTGGCCGTCGAGCAGCAGCGGCCGGTGGGCGTGTTTAGCATGGAGATGTCGGCCGTCTCATTGACGGTCAGGATGCAGTGCTCAATGGCGCGCGTGAACTTGAAGAGCATCCGGGACGGGCAGATGAATGAAGCTGATTTCCAAAAACTGACGGTCGCGTCAGCCAGGCTTTCAGCGTCTCCACTTCACATTGACGACACGGCGGCGCTTTCGATCCTTGAGATTCGCGCCCGCGCGCGCCGGATGCACCAGCAACACAAGATCGAACTTTTCATCGTGGATTATTTGCAGCTTGCGAACGCCGCTGGCCGAGGCCGTGACAGCAACCGGCAGCAGGAAATCGCGGACATCAGCGGCGGCCTGAAGGCGCTGGCAAAAGAGTTGAACGTGCCCGTGATCGTCCTGTCACAGTTGAACCGCGAACTGGAGAAGGACAAGAAGCGGAAACCGAGACTGGCTGATTTGCGCGAGTCAGGAGCCATCGAGCAGGATGCTGACATCGTTGGCATGCTTTACAAGCCGAGCGGTGATGATGATGACGAGGCGGCGTCTGAATCCGATGGCGTGGCCGTCAACCTCCTGATCGCCAAGCAGCGTAACGGCCCGACGGGTGACGTGCATCTGACGTTCCTGAAACCTTACACGCGATTTGAGATGGCATCACGATTTTCGGACGTTCCAGAAACCGGCAGAAGAGATTATCAGCAAGATTAAAAAACCATGAATCCAAAATATATCATCGTTGAGGAAGCTGGGCTGCCCTGTCCCATCGTGTTCAACCCGGTTTTGTCCCACAAGAAAATGGCCGCCGGCCGCAAAGTTCTTGGCGCTGGATTCTGCCAGCACGTCGGCGGCCGCTGGAAAGTTCACGGAGAATCAAATTCACTCGGACGCGAGGCAACGTCAATGGATGAAAGAAACCTAAACATCTTCCTGCCGTTGACGGCCAAATAATTCATTTTACATTCAACCAAACTTGCCGCATGATAGCGGCAGATAAATTAAAAATAACCATGAACCTCGTAATACTCAAAGCGAACCTCACCCGTGACGTAGAAATGCGTTACCTCCAGACTGGAACGGCCGTAGGCCAATTCGGCGTTGCCGTGAACCGGAAATGGAAAGATGACCAAGGCAACCAGAAAGAGGAGGTGTCATTCTTCGACGTGGAAGCCTGGGGCAAGACGGCCGAGACCGTGGCGCAGTGGTTCAAAAAAGGCAGCCCGATCCTGATCACCGGCCGCCTGAAGCAGGAGACGTGGGATGACAAGCAGACCGGTCAGAAGCGGTCCAAGGTCAAGATCGTTCTGTCGCAATTCGACTTCTGCGGCGACACAAAGATGTCCGGCACTGGCGTCCAGAACGCGCCACCGGGAGGCCAAGACGGGGCATCTGCGCGCTACGGCGGCCAGCCGCACAGCACGGCGGCCAACAGCGTGCTGGTCGCTGGAGACGGGCCGCCGGAGAGTGACGATGTGCCATTCTGATTTTACAATGAAAAGAACATCACCAGCAGATATTGAGCGTTTCATCCGGCGTCTGGTTGCCGGTTTTACGATACATCCTGAAAAACTAGGCATTGACACGGAAGTTGCCGGCGGCTGTATCAGCGTCCAGTTCCGGCCGGCGGCTGAAGATACCGGCGCCTTGATCGGGACAGCCGGCAGGATGCACAAATCATTTCAAGCTGTGTTATCCGCTCTGGCCGCGCGCGGCGGATGGGAACTGCATCTTGCTCCGGTAGTCGAGCCACAGGACAAGCATAAAACGGTTGAACAAATCGGATCGTTGTTTGGAGCCACCTGTGATGAACAAATCGGATCGTTGTTTGGAGCCACCTGTGATGAACTATTTGAGAATCCGTTTGGATGGGCATGGGATGTGGACGAGCGCAGGTCGAACATCAACTTAATGATTTCAAAGAGCGAGGCGCGGAACGTGACAGATGCTGAGCTTGGAGAAGGCCTAAGCCGGATATTCAATGCTATTGGCCACTGCCACGGGCGGAAGATTTATGTAAACCTTGAACGAGCGAAGACATGAATATACTCAAACAACTCAACGCCGAATGGAAAAAAATAACCATCTGTGCCGGAACCGAAATCGAAACAATCAATGTGCTCGTTTTGAAATCCGGTCAATCGCCCACAGGCGTATCTCCTCGCGCTGCTGGTCGGTCAACGAAGCGCCAGAATAACGCACGAAATGCTTCTGGCCATTGAAGTCAACCTCAACAACTCGGCCAACATCGTCGGCCTGCTTATTTGAGAATGGCCCCAAAAGCAAAGTGCCATCTTTTAGTGCGCCGTTTGGTATCCAAGGTGTGCTCATAAATTGGTGTGGTGCTAGTGTGGCCCAACGAAAAAAGCTGAGCCACCCGCGACCTGCGACTATGAATAACCCAAACCTTCTCGGATTACTGACAGCGCCAACGCGGGTTGGCTCCGGCGACTTGTTAGGCATAGTGATTAACGACATACAAAAATAATATGACACCAAGAACTAATGAAATAGACCGAGCCGAACGCAAAAGAAACGGCGAGGACTACTTCCCCGGCAAAATGCGCGATCACGCGCAACAACTCGAACGTGAGCTAAACACCGCTCTTGCCGACCTTTCTTTTCGGCGCGACCTGCAAGCCATCATCGAAAGGGAGCGCGACGAAATTAAAGAGAAACTAAAATAAAAAAATCATGGCCGCGATGCCTAACGGAAAAAGCTGAGCCATGCGCGACCAAATGACATCCAACCGCGAAGCGGAACTGACAGCGATACCGCGCATTGGCTCCGGCGACTTGTTAGGCGGAT